CCATGATGAACTTATCGGCTTCGCTGTCTTCAAACTCAAAGTAGATAAGCCTTCCAAGAACAACGCGCTCTGCAGGGTCTATCTCTTCGCTGGAATGGACAATGATAGCAATGTTATCCTTGTCAGCACCAGTCAAGCCACTGTACCAAATGGAATCCTTGCCAGTGTAAATCCAGTCAGCACCCAGACAAGCCGCCAACTGTGCGTCTTGAACATTCCTAATGTCAAGATTACTGCCAGTAGGAACACCGGTGGCTTTCATACGCTCAATGATAGTAGGATTCGACTTCAAAAGCACCTTATTGTGGTTGCTCATAACCAGGCAGACTTCACCAATGGCAAGGTCACGCAATTTGGTGATTTCAGCATCAAGCGTGCTAACAATGTCAGCCGTGCCGTCAACTGGAGTAGTTGCAGGATTAAGAAGAGCGTCAGCAGTCAAAGCCTCGACCTTGTCGAACCAAGAGCGTTTAGCAAGTCTGCCCATAGCAAGGTCGGCGTACTCCTTATCTTTGTAACCGCGAATTTGACTGTAGGACATTGAAATCCTGCTCCGCAGTTCCTTGCAGGAAAAAGTATCGCTGTTAGCCGCGACAACATTATTGGTAATTTCAGCAAGGGTAGCCGTGTTTCTGTTGTACTGCGCGACAGGGTCGGCTTTGAACTTCTGGTAGTACACTTCTCCTGCAATCTGAGGTCTGCCATACCACGGGAAAACCTTGTCGGAAATGAAATCCGGAATTGAAACCTCCTGCGCTTCCAAGTCAGGTCTACGAATAATCTCACCCATTTTAATACCTCCGTATTAGTTGTTTATATAATTTTAATCTACAATTATAAAATGCAATTATCGAACCTGCCGACTTGACATATAAGCGTCAAACTCGGCTTTATGCTCGTGCTTCAGCGCAATATAACGCTTTGCATACTCGTTTTGTGAAAGACCTTTTGGAATCTCGCGCATCAACTGCACAAAATCCTTTTTCACCGTCTGCGCCGTGCCTTTGTCCTCAACCCTGTATTTCGCGGCAAGTGACTTCAGCGCGTCAAGTTGCTTCTTGAGTTCATCGCATTCGGCTTTCAGTTTCTCGCATTCGGCTTTGTAGTCAATAGAATTGTCTTCGGCTTCCTCCTTGACTTCCTCCTTGACTTCCTGCTCGTCAACAGCCTTGTCAGCGGGAATGTCAGCAGAATTGTCCTTGACTTCCTCCTTGACTTCCTCTTTCACCTCTTCGACAATCTTCTCTTCATTCATTGGTTCAACCTCCGTTTCAATAACATTTCTCAAACCTTCATAAAGCGCGGAAAAACGGCTGTTAGAGCGTATTTCCTCCCTTATGCGTATATCGGCACCACCATCAATCAAAATCTGCACAAGTCCGCATTTCTGCGCCTTTTCGCCGTCAAGCCAAAGTTCCCTTCCAGACTGGAAAGCATTGTTAATCTCATCATCGCCTAAAGTCGTTTTCGTCTTCAATGCGCGAATGACAATGCTGTTTATCAAATCCATTAGGACAGCGTTATCTTTCAATACTTCTGGAGTTCCCGTAACCGTTCCGTGAACAGAATGGAACATAATCAAAGAATCTGCATAAGCCTTGACCACAAATGAAGACGGCAGTTTCGCCACGATATTCGCCGCCGCACTAGCGCAAATCCCGCCTATGATGCAACTGCATTCGGCTTCGGCGTGATTCATAGTCCATTCGCTTATCAGCGCACTAATGGCGTTTGCAACCATCACATCGCCACCTTGACTGTCTATGTACAAATCTAGCGAATCTTCGCAGGTAGCCAACTGCGATTGAAAATCGGCAAGGCTCGTGGTCTGCCACGGCAATTCATCGTTTGTTATTTCACCGACAATTCTAATCATTTTTCGTTGTCTCCGTCTGTCGGCTTTCCGCTATCGGCTTCGCCGTCCTTATGCTCTTCCTGTACTTCTATTGTTTCATTCCCATTGCTGGTCTGGAAGAATGACAAATTATCCAGCCCAATACTCTTCAAATACTTCTTCTCTTCTGCCAATTCAAGCAGTATGTTTTTCCAGTCAGCACCTAGCAACTCTCTGTATGTAGTTCTGCCACCCCTTAACTGCATATCCGCGACTTTCTCGTATTTTTCAGCATCAATCTGTATTGATTTATCCCAATATACTTCGTACTGGCTATTAGGCAACAGCACCTCCATACAGTAATCAATGACATAACGCTCTAACAGTTTTTGGTCTTCTTCAAATTGCTTCCAAGATACTTCAATTTCTATCATCCCGGAAGAGTAGGAATTGTCTGCTCTTCCCCTAGAGAATAGCGACATCACGCCAAGAGTTTTGCCATTTTGGTCATTAAGGACATCCACCCACGATTGTATAGGTGTCGAAGGTCGTGCCGCATTGGTTAAATTTGTGACTTTTGTACCGTTCTTGACTTTTGCAAGACTGGCTTTGCCTTCAAACGCTTTGAATGTAGATACTTCGTCAACCTGCGCGGCTTCAGTCAGTTTTGCAAGGTCTTCCGGTGAAACTCCTGTCCCCTCTGTAAGTTCACCTATGTTTTCATAACCCTCTAGCAATGAAGACAAATGACTGGCATCAAAATTGTCCGGCTCCTCAATTATCAAAGGCAATTCGCTTGCCAACTTTGCAGCAGCGACTTCACTTTTTAGCAGACTGGTGGTGTCTTCCGTTATCGCTTGATTTGCCAGTATTGCAGGTTCTCCCCTGTATTGAGTATGCTTCCGGTGATAAGCCACCCTCCTGCAAGTGTTAGTAGGAAGAAAAATCGCATCATCTAGAGAAACGCCATAGCGATTCCGAAGCATGGTGCAAAAATATCCCAGAACCCGCCCATCGCCAGAAACCACCACCCCTTCAATCTGGCGTGCAGAATCCGGCAAATTATGCTCTGCCTTGAATCGTTCCCAGTCCGGCACCGCGACATTGCAAATCTGGTCAGCGTCAAACAATCTAATTTTGCCGCCGGTCAAAACGGGGTCAACCCAAATAACACAATCTCCCTTTAGTTTCACAATGCGGAGAATTAGTGCAAGCATCTCTTGCAGATTTTCACCTTCGCAATATCCACAATGCCTTTTCCAGTCATTGTAAAAAGCCGTTGCAAATTCCTTGTCTTCGCCCGTGAAAAGAGGAGTTCCACCCCGCTGTCCTATTGTCAATCTTATAGCAGTGTCAAGAGTAGAACCAATTGGAGAGTTATCATAAAGGTTTTCAGTAAGGGCATATGCCAAAATGCGCTTTTCAGCGTAGAAATTTTGTTGCGTTTCGCTAAAGTCAACCCGTATTTCAACAGGTTTCTTGACAGGGTCACGGCGTAAAGCGTCATAGCGCGAAACCAAAGCGCGGGACGCTAGATAACCTACAAGTTTCCCCACCGCTTTCCTTCGCTCTTCCAGTTGCGCCTTTTGCGCCTTTGTCATTCGCTTGCTATTCCCTGCCATCTAGCGCACCCCGCACAAAAATAAATGGATTGTGATAATCCGGAATCTTCGTCTCCATCCCTGCAACTCCTCCCCTTCCAAGAAGAGCAGTAATCTTTTCATCAATGGCAGATAGTTCCTTCCGCAACTCGTCATATCTGCGATTGGTCGCGGAAACGCTTCCGGTAATGCCGTATGACGCAGGGTCACCGATTAAAGCGTCATACGCCTCTTGCAGTTTATTTCGTCTGCTTATCAGCCTGTTTAATGCCTTGACTTGCAGTTCTTCCATAATACCCCCTCCGCATTTATTATACTACTGCTTGCGTAGTTTTGCGCCCCTTGCCAGTTTTGCAAGTTTCTCCCTAACTATAAACGCGGGAATCCTCCTCCTAGCGAATGCCGAAGGAGGAAATACATTGCAAGCGATTTCCATACAGCATAACGCCATCTTTTCACTGTCGAAAAAATCTCTTCTAGCACCACCGAAAGCGTGCCAATTCACATACTCAAAGCCGTTTCCGTCCCGTCCCATCCTTGTATTCGGCTGTACATTGCAAAGTTGCCTAAAGTATTCGTCATCAAGCGCAATAGGCAAATACCATCCATACCCTGAAGGTCGCTTTGGGCTGTACATCAAATCCAAGAGTTTCACTTGATAACCTAGCGCATTGCACAAAAACAACTTCTTGACATTCGACAGTCTAAAGTCTTCTCCCGCCAGTGATTTAGCGTCCGTTCCCTTGTACAGGATGCAATTAGGTCTGGATTCCACAAATGGTTGCAAATCTTCGCTAATGTCAAATCCACCGCTGTCAAACATAGCCAACATCACCCTATGTCCATAGTATTCCTTGCTTATCCTGTCATTAACGGCTTGCAGACTGTTGTCTGTTCCTGCCGACAATAGCCAACTGTTTCCTGCTTCATCCCAGCCCCTAACAACAGAACAAAAATACTTCTGTCCTGCAAGTTCTGATTTCTGTTGGTCTATCCCCGCCGTTATAATCGCTATCCTGTCCTGCAAATCGGCAGGGTATTCGACTTGTCTATTTCGGTTAGCCTCTTCAATGCCAACCGCCGCGTCACCCTCTGCCCTATGCTTATACGGCATCCCAAGAATTGTGTTGGACAAATACTTTCTGGAATCTCCGTCCGTTGCGTCTTCCTGCGCTTGCGCTATCTCAAGCCAACTCCACAAACTAGGATTAGCCAAAGCCCCGATTTGGAAACTCCTATGCGTCAAGTTTGACGGTCTGTTATGCACAAACGCGCCGTCATCGTTCATCTTCCAAGCGTCCTTGTATTCATGCCTATGTTGGCAATGCGGACAAATCCACCTTATGCTGTCTTCGATTACTTCGCCGTTTGCGTCCTTATCCCATTGCAATCCGGCAAAAGTTCCGTTTTCCAGAGGAAAAGCCAGTTGTTTGACTGGAGACAATGCTCCGCAATGCAGACATCTCATATTCCATTCGCCCATACTTCCTTTCTTGTAGTTCTGCCATATCACCCCGCCGTATTGACTAGGAGAAGAGCAGACAATAAGCATTCGTTCCGGAAATGTCTGCATTCGCAGTCTTAACGCTTTCAACTGCGACATATTCTTGTCTTCATCGTCATCATTCTGCAAATCCACGAAATCACTCTCGTCCATAATGCAAAAATTAGCCGTGCTTGAAATCACCTGTCCGCGACCACCCACGAAATACACTACAGACTGCTGACTGGGAATGTGATATGAATTTTCATTCCTGTTGCCGTGAACAGACAAATCCCTATTAACTTCTGGCAGTGTACACAATAGCGGCGACAATGTATCTTTGTTTGTCTTCTTGCCTAACTCCAGACTAGGATAAAGTATTAATCCGCTACACCCGCCATCGTGAACCCGCTTCAAAAGGCTGTATTTCCAAATGCTTGACTTGCCTAATCGCTGTCCCGCGCAGATTGAAACCTCCTTGACGGAAGCATCGTCACAAGCGCGCAGGATTTCTTTTTGATAAGGATAAAGTTTGACAAGTCCCGACTTGCTACTGGTATGGTCGTATGACAAATCAACATTCGCCTCCACCCAAGATACTATGTCCTCCTTCGGCTTCGGCTTTATGCTCTTCAAAAACTGCCTGACAGCATAATTGCAGGTCGCTTCAATGAAAGGCAGTTCGTTTATACTGCTTCTTGCATTATTCGTCATCGTCTTCGCTATCCTCACCCTCTACGCTGTAAGCAATGCTGTCAACATCAACCGCGCCAATGGCAGTAATAAAAGCGTCTATTGCTTCCGTCAATCTGGGAACTAACTTGCACTCCTGCTTTAGATTTTCGGCAGTCTTCCTTAACGCCGCCAAGACGGCAAGCGCAACCTCCCTATACCGTTGCAAACGGAAATCCCTAATAGCCATTTTAGCCTTTTCGATTTTCCAAATCGTCAATTCCTCATCTAGCGCGGATTTGCCAGACTTTACGGGCTTTCTCTTAGGCGCATCCTTTAGCCATTTGACATAAGCGGAAACGCATTTAGCCAAATCCAGTTGTCCGTCATCGTCATAGGCGAATACTCCCTTGCTTCGCAAATCCCTAACCGAATTTTCGGTAATTCCCAGAAACAAACTCAAATCCGCTTGCGTTCCCTTCCAGACCTTCAGCCTTGCAGGAATCCGCTTTTGTATGGTCGGCTTCTCCGTCTTCGCCATTTTCGGCTTTGCTTCCGTCTTCGGCTTTTCCGTTTTTCTTTTTCCCGCCATCCTCTATCCCCCTTCATAATTCCCAAATCATCAGCAAGTTGCAAGCGCAGTTTCAAGTTTTGAGATTTTGAAATGTTACCCCCTCCGTAAAACGACCCCACGGCTCACTCCGTTTGGTTTCATACCCCCCCCGAAAAAGTACCTACCCTTACCCCCCCTATCTATATCCAAGACCAAC